ATATACAATAGGTCAACTAGATAAATTAACGGAATGTATAATGAACGAAATTAACCCAGTACAATGGAAGGTTAATTATCTTTGGAGAATAAAGAGCTTAGCTGATAAAGAGTTAAGTGTCTACACATCTCAGAAGATTGAACCTGAATATAAGGAGCGAGAAGTGAGAAGAATAACCCTCAAGGAGTATATCGAATTTGTAGGTATTGAACCTGCGGCAGAGCTGTTTGGCTGTTCGCCAGCATCAACCAAAGCTTGGAGGTATGGGATTAGACAACCCTCTATTAAACAAGCTAAAAAAATTATTCACGCCTCTGGCGGGAGATTAGATTTTGAATCTATCTTTGGACCTGTTGAAGATGGTGTTGAATAAAAGTGTTCAATTTAAACGTAACAGCGCAGGATTCTGCGTTGGATTTAGCTCTTGCGTATGCTGAATATGGACTGAGCGTTATACCTCTACAGAGGCATAATAAAGTTCCGCCTAAAGAATTAGGCAGTTGGGAAAAGTATAAGATAGAGCAGCCAACAACAGAACAAATAGAGAAATGGTTTAAAGGAAGAAACGATTTAGTTGTAGCCTTGGTCTGCGGTAAGTTTATTGTCGTAGATGCAGATACACCTGAGTCAGTTAATTGGGCAGAAGCCAACCTACCAGTAACACCTTTTAAGGTAGCAACTGGTAAAGGTATGCACTATTACTATAACAATCCGGAAAACTTTACAACTTACGTAGCTAGAAGAACCGAATCAACGGATCCAGCTAAACTTATTGACTTACGCGGCGTCGGTGGCTTAATCATTGCTCCACATAATATACATGCTACTGGCGCCATCTACGAACCTATTGTTATACATGACTGGGGCCTAAACGATGTTGATGATCTTCCGGACTTTACCAAAGAGTTATGGGTAAAGATTACCGGAGCAGAAAAATTAAACGGTAAGCCCATATCTGCTCCGTTATCAATCAAGGGTGTAAAAGAAGGAAGTAGGAACGACCAAGCCGCAAGACTTGCCGGCTATCTAATAGCTAAAGATATTAATGTAGACTTTGTAGAATTTTTTGTTCAGTCTTGGAACAGGCAAAACAATCCACCTCTTGATCATACAGAAATATCTACAACGGTTAACTCAATACAAAAGACGCATGATCGTAAAAACCAACAAGCGCCTGCTTATATAAAAAGTACGCATTCAATTACTGAACCAACTAACTTATATAGTCCTCCAGGTATTCTTAAAGACATATACGATTACTCGGAGAATATAGCCAAGATATCTCAGCCAGCTATTAGTATGCAAGCTGCGTTATCTGTTGGATCTGTTGCTGCAGGAAGAATGTATAGAACAGATATGAATAACTTTTCATCTCTATTCTTTATGTGTATTGCTAAATCAGGTCAAGGTAAAGAAAACGTAAAGACGGTTGTTGAATCTATATTAGATAAAGCAGACCATTCTGATTTAATGGCTGGTGATGGTTATACATCTAGTGGCGCTATCTATTCTCTACTTAGATATAAACCAACTCATATAACAGTTATGGATGAATTTGGTAAACGTCTTGAAAGCATATCTAAAGCATCTAACTCTAATAAAGAAGACGCTTTGCAAGTGTTAATGGAAACGTGGGGTAGGTGTCATGGTGTCTTGCGTCCAGATAACTATTCAATGATGACGCTCAATCAAAAGCAGCAAAAGGAAGCTATGGACAGGTCTACGATTAAACCTGCTATTACGTTAGTCGGTATGAGTGTTCCTAAAAACTTTTATGGCGCTTTATCAACCGGCCGTATTGTTGACGGTTTCTTAAATAGATTTATTGTTGTTGAGTCTCACGTTCCAAGAAGTGTAGGCAGAATGATACCTTACGTTGAACCACCTAAATCTGTATACGATTGGGTAGCTGATATAAGACAGACTAACAACGAAATGGAACAAATAGCTAGAGACAATGCTGAACTAGATTTTAAACAACGCATACTTACCTTTGATGATGATAGTAGAAACTTATTAGAAAAACTTGCATACGACTTAGTAGACCAACAAAACAAATTAGAAAAAGAAGGTTTAGAAGTATTGTTATCTAGAACTAGAGAAAAAGCTATGCGCTTAGCTTTGATAGGAGCTTTGGCTGATAATAAAAGAGCCAAAACTATTACTGGTGATATAACTCAATGGGCTATTGATTATGTTAATTATTACGACCAGTTATTAATAGAATCTTGTAAAGACAAAGTTGCAGGATCTGAAATGGAAGGACGTATCAAACAGATACTTAGCTTTATTCGCTCTCAAGGCGAGTGGGGTATTAGTAAACGTGATATTGATAGACGTGAAATATTTAGAAGTATGAAGTCATACGAAGTAAAAGAAATTATAGAAAGACTTAAAAACTCAGGAGAGATACAAGAAAAGGATGTAAAGAAATCTGCTACAGGCAGGCCAACAAAACGTATTGTTGCAATAGACCCTGAGTTTTTTAACGAGGATTAATGAAAAGATTTATAAGTAATTTAATTAATAGATTTTTAGAATGGTCTTTCCAAAGAAAGGAAGACAAATTTATGAGACAAGCATATGAAGATAGACAGAAGAGCCTTAAAAGAAAGTGTAAGTGATGTAGGCTTGGGTATTCTTATAGCAATACCTTTGAGTTTTGCTGTATTAAACGTATGCACTTATTTCGAATTACCTAATCTAACCATTTCAATAATACAAGTTGCAGTTTTTACAATTGTCGGAATTATTAGAAAGTATTGCGTAAGAGTAATATTTAAAAAAGGAGATATGAATGGAACAACCTAAACCAAAAATGGAAAATATTAACGATCAAAAGCGAGAGGAGCGCGTTGCTGGTTTTATAGAAGGACTCTGGAATGTTAGATGTCATAAGCTTCCAGTATCATACGGCCTAGATTACTGGTGCGAAAGCAAAGAAGTTTCTTTTTGGCTAGAAGTAAAGTGCAGAAGTTTTGGTATAGATAAGTATGACACTTTATTGTTGTCGTCTAGCAAACTACGAATGGGCGCTGCTTTATCGGCTGCAACCAACCACCCTTTTGTTATTGTTTACGCTATGACTGATAGCGTTTACAGTCATACGTGGCAAAAAGATAAAGTGTATGACGTTAGGTTTGGAACGGTAGCAGAGCCTGTATATGAGGAAGACTCAGAGCCATACATACATTTTAGTAAAGATGAGTTGGAGTGTTTGTCCCCACATCCTTTAGGTTTTGATAGAGAAGAAATGGGATTAGTTAAAAACTATAAAAAATAATGACGCAATATAAAGAATTAGTAGAAGAGCAAAGACTTAAATTAAGCAGAGAAAAGTCTAAATGGTATATACACGTTAACAACGGGGGCGGTTATACAGAAATAAAACAAGGTAATATTATTAGAATAAAAAACCATAAAACAGGAAAGGTTAAAATTATTAAAGATGACGATTAACAGTAGAAACAAAGGCGCTCAATTTGAAAGAGATATAGCAAAAATTTTAAATGAGTTTTTTGAAGCAGAAGGTATTGATTATCAGACCAAAAGAAACTTAGATCAGTATCAAGGTGCTGGACAATGTGATTTAAACATGCCCTATCATGCTGTTGAGTGTAAGTTTTATAAAGAGGGTACAGGATTAAAAAGCGCTTGGTGGAACCAGGTGTGCGAATCTGCGCAAGGCAGAATACCAGTTTTAATATTTAAGTTTAACAGAAGGCCAATACAAGTTTGTATACCTTTACATGCAATCAATACTGAGTGGGAAGAAGATAATAAAAAAATAGCCTTTATGCCTATGGACGAATGGTTGGAAATATTAAGAAGAAACTGGAAAATTTATTTTATGTTAGATCGTCTTAAGGGTGTTAATAGTTAATTAAGTTTACCCCATTAAATTTGCTAAATCCCTAGTTATTGGATCCGGTATAAGAGCTGCAGACACTTGACCTCTTTGCATTGTTTGAGGTAATGGTGGCAATAAATCTGGTAAATCTAAAGTTGATTTTTGTTGTTGTTTTTGTCTTAGTTCTGGCAACGCCTCTGTAAGAGGGGCTTCTG